CTTAGGTCATCCAGATTAAACGATCTCTTTAAGAGCTCTAACAAATGCTGGTAGATTATTAGTATTCGTATAACTACCATATTTAGTGAAGCATGGCATAGCTTCGAACTTGTCCTTAAGTTGCTCATATACCTTATCATGATTATAAGTACAGATAACTTGTTTCGCATTAGTGAATGAGATCACTGTGTTAGTTCCGATTAGAGATTTTCTGATAACGAATCTCTTTGTAGTAATTGCATTTGTGTTTGACATGATATTTAATTATTAAATTATAAAGATTATTATTAATCTTCGAATATATTATCTTATATATAATAGTAGAAGTCCGTGAACATCTTAAAATATATAAAAAGAAGTAAGTCCGTGAGTGTATAGCAAAAAGCTTAATTCAAATCCCAAATCCATCGATCATTACTCACATCACTCAATCAAAACCTATAAACTTGGGGAACCCGGCAAACTGAAATGCGTTTACCTTTTCAAATCCCAAGTTAGAAACTAGGGTACGACACAATATTTCCCTACATCTCATTCAATTCACCCAACCCTCCAAAAATTTTTTATTATATTTTTTTACATGCACTATATTATGGACATAATCAGTCTTTTTGTACAATATATGATACATTTTATGTGTTATACACCTATTCTATATAACATATTATATATTGAATACTATGACATTAGGCAGTTAGAATAAGGAGTAACAGGCTATTGTCACAGTACGTTTATAATGTAAAATCCACTATTTTCATGTGATTGTATATCTATATCGCGGTTTAGTGTAATTGGTAGCATATCGGGCTCATAACCCAATGGCCAGGTTCGAGTCCTGAATCCGCAACTAATAGTCAAGTGGTGGAATGGTAGACACAAAAAACTGTACTGAGGTTAAGCGATCCTCACATTAATAAAAAAATTGATCAACGCAGAAGTGCGGATGAGATGCAGGTTCGAATCCTGTCTTGACAACTAATAATAAGTAATATGGCATTTAACTTAAGAACTCAGTCACCTTTATTAAAACAGAAACTTTCTCCTAAAGCTGCTAAAGCTAAAGCTGAGAGAGATCTGGCTTATGCTAAAACTGATGATAGAAGAATTAAAAAAGCTCACTCACAGAGAATGCATCGTAAAGATCCAAAAGGTGATGGTAAAGATTGGGATCACGAAGATGGTAGATGGGAAAGTGTTAAACAGAATAGAGGTAATGAAGGTGAAGGAACCAAGAAAGAAAGTGGTAAAAAGTACAAAATAAAATAGTATGAAAATGAAAGGTATAGGTCCTCAGGGATTAGGTGTAAAAACAAATAACGGTTATACTATTGGATCTGGTTCAGGACATGGATGTGGATGTGACTCACCATTAAAGAAGACTGCTGCTTGGACTAGGAAAGAAGGTAAAGATCCTAAAGGTGGATTGAATGAAAAAGGAGTAGCAAGTTATAGAAAAGAACATCCAGGTAGTAAATTGCAGACTGCGGTTACTAAGAAACCATCTGAATTAAAAGCAGGTAGTAAAGATGCTAAGAGACGTAAGTCTTTTTGTGCCAGAATGTCTGGTATGCCTGGAGCAATGAAAAAACCAAACGGAGAACCAACAAGAAAGAAACTTGCATTAGATAAGTGGAATTGTTAATAAATAAAACAAAGTTATAACATGGCGATAATGTACAGTTATCCACACGCAACACCAGCGTTGACGGATATTATACTAGGTAGTAAACACTACGAAGAGGAAGGATTAGTATCAAAGTCTTTTTACATATCAGATATAGTTGATTTAGTCGCTAGCGTAAACGAAGTTGGTACTTTACAAACAGTATCTAATAATGGAAACACTATATTAGTTGATACTACTAGAAGTACTGGTATTGATATAACATTAAGTAATCTAGCAACAGTTTATCAAACTGGATTTAGAGTGACAATACCTTCTCAAACAGGTACACCATATCCAACGTATAATTCTTCTCCAGATGCTTATATTGCATATATAAATGGACAAGCGCCAGGAACTTTAGCAGGATCTATTGGTGGATGTGTAATTAATGCGTCAGGTGCAGATAATGTTTCTTTCTGGTCAAACCACAATGCTGGCACTTCTTTATCTTATCATAGTTTATTTAAAAACGTAGATGGAGTTACTAGTGACTTCGCTACTTATAGACGAATTGTAACTGGTGTATCTAATACAGAAGTATATAAAGTTGATTATAATGGTAATACAACTGCGAATTCTTTTATAAAAATAGGTGGAACGTCTGCTGAGTTCTTAAAAGCAGATGGAACTGTAGATACTGTTAGTTATATAAAAAGCATTTATAAAACAACAATACCTTTTAGCACTTCAGGGACTACTGCTTTAACGTTGTGTAAGTCGTTTCAGATTCTACCTAACACATTATCTTCAAGTGATTTTTTAGATGTAAAAGCTTTCTTTTCTAAATTAGGGACTAACGGTACTGGCATTACGTCTATATGGATAAATAGTGCTTTAACTTTATCAGGAGCTGTTCAAATAGCCACTAATAACATTTCGCTTACTTCGTTCGCTTGTCCTATAAGTCGTACTTTTTATTTAACTGGAACTTCAATAGAGGGTTATCCATTTAATAATAGTAGTTCTACTGGTACAGAGCAGTCGTCGACTACTTCTTATGGTTCTACGCCATACAATGTTAATAACAGCGTATATGTATTATTCGCAATGCAAGTAAATAACGTTCTTGATTCTATTGTTTTAAAAGGAGTAAGGATAACTAATTAAAAAAACATGAAAACAGTAATAGATAAAAATACAGGTAAATTATCATACGCTACGGCAATAGAAGTTTATTTACTAGACAACGAAATATTAGTTGAAGAATTATTAGTGGATAACTTTGAGAATCCATACTATGATTTTGAAACGAAGAGTTTCTACAATAAAGTAGAACTATAAAAATCATAATAAACACATGGCAATATTAAACTCTTTTTCAGTAGATCAAATCATAAAAGATGATGATTTATTTTTAGGCACGAAAAGTTCAAATAGAAAAACAGTAAATTATACGGCACAGACAGTTGCTGATTATTTAAACGTAAACAATAAAATCTCTGTCAATAGTCAGACTTCTTGGAAGTTTGTTACTAGTGATAAAACTACTGGTACAATATCTTTTTTAGCAGGAGGAGGAGAAGGAACTTTATTTAGTGATGTAACCGAGTTTGTTATAAGCATCGTAGATAATTCACTTAAAAATACAGTTGTATTTTTAGATTACTTAGTAGGTAGTGAGATAATACTAATACAAGCAAACACAGCAGATAGTTTTGGACATTATAAAATAACGTCTTATACTATATCTAGTGAAACTGGATTCTATAATTTAGTATTATCATTTATAGGTGGAAATGGATTTCTAGTTGACAATGCTATTTATTCCATGTCCTCTTTTAATCTTGGTCTTATTCCAGGTTCGAACGACTACATACAGAATCAAATAGCATCGGCACAGGTTGCTAATATGTATATATCTGGAGAAGCTAAAGTATCAACACTTACAGCTTTAACACGTATAAATACTGAAAACGTAGTGTTTAATACAGCACCAACTTCTATTCCAACATCGGTTGGTTCTATGGTCTGGAATAATACCGATGGAACTTTAGATCTTAAGTTAAAAGGTGGTAATGTAACTTTGCAAATGGGGCAAGAGACGGTAACTATGGTTGTTAATAAAACAGCAACTAATATAACTTTACTAGAACAAAACTATCAAGCAGTTAGAATAACAGGTGCTCAAGGACAAAGATTAAAAGTAGATCTAGCACAGGCTAATAACGATGCAAATAGTGCAACGACTATAGGACTTGTAACTGAAACAATAGCAAACAATGCAGAAGGTTTTATAAATACTGGTGGGTGTGTTAAAGAAATAAATACAACTGGAAGTTTACAAGGAGAATCTTGGAATGATGGAGATGTTTTATATTTATCTGGCACTGTAGCTGGAAGAATAACTAACATAAAACCTATTGCTCCTATTCATACAATAATAATTGGTTTTGTAGAGTACGCTCATGCTGTTCATGGTAAGATTTTCGTCAAAGTAGACAATGGATATGAATTAGATGAACTACATAATGTATCTATTATAGATCCACTAAATAATGATTTACTGCAATATAATCAATCAACAGGTTTGTGGAAAAATGCATCGTTAATAAATTCAATATCTCCATACAAATTGTTGGCGTCTGATGACGAAGGTAAATTAATATCTATAAATAACGAAGTTAATATAAGACGTTACGGGTATACAGTAAGTCACGAGTTTTTAAACTCTGGTGGAAATGGTAGTTATTTCCCTCAACCAGCAAGTGCTGGTATAGTTACCGTACCTGGTGCAAATATCATAAACGCAGATCATCCTGGAGTACTATTAATAAATTCAAGTGTAACTGCTAATAGTGGTTATTCTTATAGCTTAGTGGCATCAGGACCAGTTGTATATGATGTTGTATTATGTGAAGGTTTACAGTCTGATTTAGTTTTTAGAACTACTACTAATGACGCTGGAATTACCATTAGATTTGGAGTGATGGTAGGTACAATAACATCTATAGATGCTACGAGTGGATTTTACTTTGAAATAAATGGTGATAGTTTAGTTGGAAAAACAGCTGCAGCTAGCGTTAGAAGTTCGACAACTGCTTATACTTTGTCAAACACAACCTGGTATCACATAAGAGTAAAAGCAACTACTGTATCTTTAATAACTTATACAGTTTACGATATGAATGGAAATACATTATTTGAAGAAACTTTAAATACTAATTTACCTAATACAAATACATATTTAGACAGTAAAGTAGTTGCTACAAATAGTGGTACTGCAATACTACCATTAATTCATTTAGATTTAATAAGCATAACATTCCCTCGAATGAATAGAGGAGCATTAATATAAAACACTATGATAAAATATAGAATGGTTTACGAAGACGGTAGTTGGATTGAAACTATCGATTTAGAAGAAGCAGAGTTACAAGGTAATTATATAATAATTGAAGAATAAAGAATGGCAAAAGCAAAACAAGAGTCAAATAAATTAGTTAAGTCTAAAGTTAGTAGAACGGGAGTTCATGCTAAGACACAAGTGTCAAAAAGTAAATCTTCTAAAAATTATAAAAAGGCTTATGCTGGACAAGGAAAATAATGAGGTACTTAAATTACATAATAACTTCTTTGGTACTTCTATTTGTACCAATATATGGATTACTAATATCTGTCGCTAGTGCGATAATCTTAGATACATTTACAGGTATATTTAAAAGCGTAAAACTAGAAGGTTGGCGTAGTATAAATAGTAGAAAACTGTCGAATGTAATATCTAAAATGGCATTATACGAAGTATGTATATTGTTGTTATTCGTTATAGATAAATTCGTATTAAACGAGTTTATTAAAAGCGCTTTTGGTTTTGAATACATGTTTACTAAGATATGCGCGATATTACTTATATTTGTAGAGTTAATATCTATAAAAGAAAATATAGAAGCAACATTTAATATAAGTATTTGGAAATTATTGAAAAAGAGTTTTAATAGAGCAAAAGAAATAAAATCAGATATTAATGAAATAACTAACTAAATGCAACTATCAGAAAATTTGTCGTTAGCAGAAATGATCTCTAGTGAGTCAGCTAAAAGAAAAGGTATAGATAATCGTCCAGGTCCTGTACAATCTGAAAACCTACAGTTATTAGCTAATAAAATATTTCAACCAATTAGAAATCACTTTAGAACACCTATAAATATATCCAGTGGATTTAGAAGTATTGCTCTTAATAAAAGTATAGGAGGAACAAGTTCTAGTCAACATTGTTCTGGAGAAGCTATGGACATAGATATGGATGGGTCAAATATATCGAATAAACAAATTTTTGAATGGATAAAAGATAACCTATCTTTCGATCAACTTATATGGGAGTTTGGTAATGACAAGAATCCAGATTGGGTACATGTATCTTACGAATCTTCTGGAAAACAAAGAAAACAAATATTAAAAGCTATCAAAAAAAATGGTAAAACGTCTTATATTAATTATTAGTCTATCACTACTTGTGTCTTGCGCATCTAGAAAAACAAGTATAACAAAGATAGAATCAAAGACAACTGCGGATAGTTTAGTTGACATTAAGTTAGATGGAACTTATGTAAAAGAAAACAACACGTTGTCAGAAGAGTTTAATGAGGAAGTAGAATACAAACCTATAGATACATTGAAACCGATGTTTATAGATGGTAAACAATATAAGAATACAATCATAAAATTAAAGAAACAAAAAGGTATTAAACTAGATAAAACCAAAGTAACAAACAAAACCTCTTCTGTAAAAAAGTTAAACGTAAAAAGAGAAGAGATTAAAAAAGTGTTTGTAAAAGAAGTTAATAAAAAAATAAGTTACTTAACATATCTTTGGTTTTTAATACCTATTGTCACTGTATCAGTTTTAATAAAATACTGGGAAAAGTTAAATCAATTAACAAGTAGGTTGTTAGCGTTTATTAAGTAAGATTTTAGTAAAACGTGTAATATATAAGTTATATCAATTTAATTAAATAAAATTATGTCAGACAGTATAGTCAAAAATCTTAGTTTCGGCAAAGAGGCTAGTGATAAAGTATTCGCAGGTATAGAAAAATTAAGTAAAGCAGTTGGTTCTACGTTAGGCGCTAGTGGTAGATGTGTATTATTGGAAGATAATTCTGGAAACCCAGTTATTACTAAAGACGGTGTCACCGTTGCTGATTCAATAGTATTACTTGACCCAGTTGAAAACATGGGCGCTAAGTTACTAAAAGAAGCAGCTAGAAAAACCGTTAGAGAAGCTGGAGATGGAACTACAACAGCCACTGTATTAGCTCACGCTATATTAAAAGAAACATACAAACAATCTAAAGTTAACTCAAGACAAATAAAAGAAGGTATTGAACATGCATCTGATTTAGTTGTAAAGTATTTAGAATCAATAAAAGTACCAGTTACTGGTAATATGATAGACCATGTAGCTACTATATCAACTAATAATGATCCAGTACTTGGTAAATTAGTTGCAGATGCTTTTAGATCGGTAGGTGAAACAGGTGTCGTAATGATGGAAACATCAGAAAATGCAGAATGTAGTTTACATGTAGTTGAAGGTGTTCAGTACAATAAAGGATTAGTGAACTCGCATTTTATAACAAACATCGAAAGAAAGACTGCTGAACTAGAAAACCCGTTGGTATTATTGATGGAGTCACCAGTTGATTCTATTAGACAGATTCAATCAGCTTTAGAATACGTTATAAAGAACAATAGACAATTACTTATTATAGGTGATTTAGAACCTGCAGTTATATCTGCTTTGGCTATGAATAAACTAAAAGGTAATATAAAAATAAACGTTATAAACGCACCAACTTATGGTATTAGTAAAAAAGAGTTACTAGATGACTTATCTATGTTAACTGGAGCTACTATTATTAATGAAGAACTTGGTGATGATTTAGACATGTTTCAACCAGAGTATTTTGGAAACTGTATAAAAAGTATAACTTCTCATGAAGATACTGTGTTACATACTGGTGAAACAACTTTAGATGTTGAAAACGTAATAAAAGAGTTAAAGAAAGAATTGCTTAAAAACAATAATGCTCCTACTATTATAAAACTTGAAACTAGACTAGCTCGTTTATCTGCTAAAATAGCTGTTGTAAAAGTAGGCGCTAACTCAAGTATAGAATTAAAAGAAAAAGCAGATAGAATAGAAGATGCAATATGTGCAACAAAAGCTGCTATTAAAGAAGGAATTGTTCCAGGTGGAGGAATTGCTTTGTTAGATGCTTCTTATAATATAGAAACTAATTCTATAGGTGAAGACATATTATTACTTGCTATTAGATCTCCTTTTAATGTAATATTAGAGAATGCTGGTATCGAAGAAGTAGATGCTAATGTATTAACTAAAAAAGGATTTGGTATAAACGTAATCACTGGTAAAACAGTTAACATGATTGAACATGGAATTATCGATCCATTACTAGTTACTAAAAGTGCATTAAGAAACGCTGTATCTGTAGCTACTACTATATTGTCAACTAATTGTGTAATTAATAATTTAAGAGTATAATGAGAGCAATAGGTAAATGTTTGATTATAGATAAGATTAAAGAAGGTACAACCTCAACTAAAGGAGGTCTTTTACTAGCTGAGAATCAAAGAGAAGATATTAGATATATAAAAGCTAAAGTTAGATCTATAGGTGCTGAAGTGGTAGGAGTTAAAGAAGAAGACATTATATATTATGATAGACATGCTGGTCATAAAATAGATGTTGATAATGACACTCATTTTGTCATAAGATTAAGTGACGTAGTAGTTGTTGTATAATGAGATTAGAACCAAAAGATATAAAAGAACTTGGTTTATTAAAACATTATAGAACTATAAGAAGATGGGCTTGTAAGAATAATAACTTAACAGATGCCGATTTAGAACTTCTTATTTATTTTGACTGCATGGATTTTTTTACCAAACAAGATTTTAAAATAGGTACATACGCATATAGTTGGAATAATAGACGCTGGAACGATTTGTTAAAAGAAGGTTGGATAACGGTTTGGAGAGAAAGAAACCACACAACTCAAAAGTATAACATATATAAAGTTTCATTTAAGTGTAAGCAACTAATAAGTAAAATGTATCGTATAATGTTAGGAAAAGAAGATATACCAACTAGTCATAGAAACTCTATAATGAGTGGTAAAACATATACAGATACGGTTATGATAACCGCTATAGAAAACACTAATAAAGATAAAACAAGAAATAATTATGGCTTACAATAACATACAACCACAAATGCAACCTCAAATGCCATATCAGGTAATGCCTACGCAAACACCTGTTAATCCACAAGGTTTTACTAATCAAAGTAATATAAGTGGAGTATTTGGACAGACTATGCCAAACACATATAATAGACAAGTTGGACAAGCAACTCCGTTTATGCAAACTACAGATCCTTTAACTGGTGAGAGTATGGACCCAACAATGAGTCAAAGCGCTTATACACCGGTTCCTCCACCAACAGGAGTACAAACACAAATTGCACCAACTTACGACATAAACAACCAATAACTATGAACTTGAATATAAAAAAACATCCAATGGATTCTCACGATAAACTTGCTTCTGCTTCAGGAGTAGGTGCTAATGCTTTGTGGGATGGTCCTTTTAATACTGATTCTTTACCAAAAGGTAAGGGTTCTAGTTCTGGAAAAGACGGTATTATATTTAACAATGTTAAACCCATTTACAAATCAAGTCCTATAACTAGTAGAGCTCAAGGTAAGTTTTAAACTATGTCTTTAAATATAGTTAAGAAAAATAGTAGTTCTCCATTCTTGTTACAGCGTAGTATGGTAAATCAAGGAGGTGAAGGTGGAGTATACGAAGAAGGAGGTTATAATCCAAATACGGTATATAGTGACAGTGGAATATCCGAAGGTATATCTGGTTTTGGAGATACTATGAGTAAAGTTATAGCTTCTAGAACTGCAGAAGACGAAAATAATAGTAATATAACTAAAAAGAAACGTCTTGAAAACAGAAAAAGCAGGTTAACTAAAGCAAAAGACACTTCTAGCGAAAAAAGAGATATTAGAATAGATGCTAGATTAGCAAAGATAAAAACTAAAACAGAAAAAACAGAAGCTAGTATAAAAAAATACAGTGAGTTTGAAAAACCAACTATTAAATCAGATATAACAAAATGATAAAATCACCGCTAATGCAAAAAGCAAAACCGACTAACAAGAAAGATCATCAAACAAGTGATATGATTGGAATGCCTGGAACTGCTTTTAGAAAGAAAGTAGAAAAAGAAATAAAAGGAAAACCAGTTGAAGAAAAAGGAAAACCAACTAAAACGACAACTTCTGTTAAACCTAAATCTTCACCAATTAAAATGATTACTGAAAAAGGTAGTTATGAAAAAGGTAAAGTTGAAAAATATTCTTCTAAATCAGCAATGGTTAAGCATGAGAAAAAGGAATCAAAACCTTTTGAAAAAAGTGAAGGTAAAAAATCACCTCCAACTAAAATGAAAAAATGTTAATATATAACATTCTTTATAAACACAAAAACTAAACACAAAAACAAAAACAAAAAAAAATGGCAAAATTTATCACAATCGCTAATACAGTTGCTGGAGCGCAACCAAATATGTTTAACGTAAACAATATTCTAGCTGTAAGTTATTTGACGGCTACTACATTCGCTATCTATGCAGGAGCAAAAACATACACATTTACTACTAGTGCCGCAGGTGCTTCTTCTACAGTCGCTGCTGTTCAAGCCGCTATCGTAGGTCAAAGTGGACCAGTATTATTTCCCGTACAAATTCCTGCTGGAGTAACTATCGCTGCTTTACCAGTTGTTGCATAACAATTAATTATTAAACTCTCTATGAATTAGTTTTTGTAGAGAGTTTTATAATATTAAACCCGTATACTAATGGCATTTAAAATGATAAGTCCACCTTACAACGTGGACAATACACCTATTTATAGTACGGATATGGATGATAATATTCTAGGTATGGCTCAATCAAATGGCACTATACTTATAAATAAAAATATATCTCCATTAGAATTAAAGAAAAGCAAAACAATAGAACACGAAATGGTTCATATTGACCAAATGAAAAGAGGTGATTTAGATTATACTGATTCTCATGTTGTTTGGAAAGGTAAAAAATATTCTCGTGCTAGCATGAAAGAAGGTGCTAAAAATCTACCTTGGGAAAAAGAAGCGTATTCTAAACAAGGTAAAAATATTAAAAACAAGTAATACGTGTAATATTAATAATAACTAATAATAGTAAAATGGCTTATACACAAAATCCTGGTAGAGGTAATTCTCCAAAAACTGGAAATGGAATTCCATCTCCTTTGAAACAAGAAAGCGAAGCGTCAAAAGCAGTTGGAAAATACAAGTCAAATAAGAAACTTGGAAAAAGAGATCTTGCAATAGAAGTTGCCGCGGCTAGTGATAGTATCAGTGCGTCTCGTCCAAAAAATCCACATCTTTATACGTCTAAAGAAAAAGGAGAAATGGGTAATACAGCAGCTAATAAAACTAGAGCGTTTAACGAATCTAGTATAACGGTTGAAAAGAAAAGTGTTTTGAATCCACGTACTGGATACAGTAATTCTTTCTCTAAAAAAGTGATTAGTAAATAATCAAAATAGTACAAAATATTTAAAAAAATAAAAATGGGACAATACGGAAATCAACCTGATTTTGCCACAAAGGTAGATACAGTTTCTTCTTTACCAGCCACTAATATAAAATCTGCTGCTATCTATATAGGTTTGCTAACAGATGTTTTGTTAGATGCGACTATTACAGTTAGACCTGTAGGTAACTCAACAGATGTTACTTTTTCTGGATTAACTAGTGGTACGTTTATACCAGTGATAGTTTCAAGTATAACTTCTTCAACTAATATTCCAGTTGGAAGCATATTACTAGTTTACTAACATGATAAGTTTAGGCATCGGAGTATCGTGGATTAGAAAAACAACTAATCTGTTAAGTCGTAGTATTGTATATGACTTTAAGTCAAGAGTTACTGCAGACGGTGGAACATTCGAAGCTGGAGTTTGTATGCAATTAACTATAGATAACTTATTAAGACAACCACAAACAATAACAACTTTCAAGTTAAGAGTACTAGCAGACGGCGGCGGTTTTGAAGCTGAAACATGTATGCAGGCGACAGTTGATGGTTTAAAAAATATAAATATTAATTAAAATGGGAAATGCATTTAGTAACTCTAGTCTTCTTTTAACTCCAAACGCGGTAAAAACTAGTAAAATATACAGCGTAGTACCTAGTGATGGTAGTGGAGACATGCTTACAACAAGAGCAACTGCCGCGACAAGGGTTAATAGTTTAGGTATTATAGAAGACGTAGGTTTAAATATAACTAGATTAAATTACGATACAATTGGTGGTTGTCCAAGTATCTTATTAGAACCACAAAGAACAAATTTACTAACTTATAGCGAAATTTTTACTGATACAAGTTGGATAAAGACTAATTCAACAATATCGGCTAATGCTATAACCGCCCCTAATGGAACGTTAACCGCCGATAAGATAATTGAGGACACGTCTACTTCTACTCACAGAGCTTTTTATGCATTAAGCATTGTATCTACAAGTAACTTTTCTTTTACGGTATATGCAAAAGCAGCTGAAAGAAATTGGATTAGATTAGGTCTTTTTGATGGAGTGATGTCAAGCTCTTGTTTTTTTAACGTACAAGATGGAACTATTGGAACATCAACAAGTTTAATATCTCAATCAATTACTCAATTGAGTGGTGGTTGGTATAAATGCACAATTACAACTAATTTAACAATACCTTCGTCTGTTCAATCTCAGATTAATATTTCGTCTGCAAATGATGTTATTTCTTATGCTGGTAATGGTTCATCTGGATTATATATTTGGGGAGCGCAACTAGAACAAGGGGCATACCCAACTTCGTACATTCCAACAGTTGCAACCGCTATGACAAGAAATATGGATGTAATATTACTTGCAAGTGTTTATACAAAAGGATTAATTACATCTACTGGTGGTACTTGGTTTGTTGAACTTGATAACAATTTTAGTTTAACTAGAGATACTTTCTCATACGGATTATACTTAAATACGATTAATGGCGGGAGCGGAACTGGATTTTGTGTTAGATCACCAGTGTCTACTGGAAGATTTACTATTGGAAAAGTAATTGCAAATAGTGATAATCCAATGTATACAACATTGACAAACACTGTGAAAATAGCGATAAAATGGAATGGAGTAACCGCTGACTTTTTCGTAAACGGAGTTAAAGTTGTTTCTGCAACTCCATTTACAACTACTAATATGGAGTTTTTAAGTTCTAGTCCAGCAGACTCGCCTAGATATTTAAAATCAACAATGTTATTCCCATTACCTTTAACAGATCAAGAATTAATTGACCTAACAACTATATAAAATGATATATAAATTAAATTATACAGATAAAGAAACAGCTATAGCAGACTTAATTTTAAAAGAGGTTATAGATACTGAAATGAACTATTTAAAAGGTACACATGCTTTAGTAGAAATAGGAATTATTGAAAACAAAGTTGGTTATGCTTATGACTTGATGAGTGATAATATTATTAACTTTGGTTCTAATGAAATATTCCCAGTTAATCCAGTTCATGGGTTTGCTGGTAATTAAATGTAAGAAGCGATTAAATCAAGTGACTTATATAATATAGTTTATAATATTACAAATAAAAACAATTAAATAAAATTAAATGGAATCAAAAGGAAAAATCACAAATGAACAATTAGAAGTTATTACTGCTCAACAAAAAAACTTAACTTCTTTGTTAACTAACATAGGATTGTTAGAAGCTCAAAAACACGGTTTATTACATCAAATCGCAGAAGTAAATAAATCTGTTGAAGAATTTAAAACAGAATTACAGTCTGAGTATGGAAACATAAGTATTGATGTGTCAGATGGTAGTTATATTAAAGTTGAAGAAAAACAAGAACAAAGTCTAGTTTCAGATGAAGTTCAATTTGAAGAAATTAAGTAATGGATTCCGTTATTAGAAAGATAAGTATAGGTTCAGATTACAAGAACGAAGCTATGCATTATTCTATAGGACAAAGTGTATATGGAGGTCATGAGATAACTTATATTAAGTTAGACGAAAAAGATTCTTCGTATAATATTTACATAAAAAAAGGAGATGAAGTTATGCCTTGGAAGAAGTTTAATTCTAACATGGCTATTTCTGTTGAATATGATTTAGAGTATTAATGAAAAGCGTTTTTAGTTTTATTGTTAAACCACTAGGTGATAGATACGATAATAAGGTTAGTGTAGATGGAAAAGATCTTGTATTAAATACTAAAATAGAAAGTTTCAAATCAGTGAATAACTTAGCGGAGATTGTTTCAGTCCCGCTAGCTTATTCAACAGATATAGAAGTTGGAGACTTAGTAATCATTCATCACAATGTTTTTAGAAGATTTTATGACATTAAAGGAAAACAGAAAGATAGTAGATCACAGTTTATAGATGGTCTTTATTTCTGTGACGTTGATCAAATATATCTTTATAAAAAAACAGATAAATGGAAATCGTTTGGAGATAGATGTTTCATAAAACCGATAAAAAATAACAACCATTTAGAGGTGGAAAAGGAAAGGAAACTAATTGGTATATTAAAATACGGAAATAGTTCCTTAGAAGCGCTAGAAATACACGAGGGAGATCTCGTTGGTTATACTCCTAACGGAGAATTTGAGTTTGTTGTAGATAAACAGAGACTCTATTGTATGAAATCTAATGATATTGTAATTAAGTATGAATATAAAGGAGACGAAACAGAATATAATCCTAGCTGGACACAAAGCAGTACTTGAGTTAATTAAAGTTGCTGAAGAAGCTATTTTGAATAACGGCGAGGATGATTTATCTGCAGACAAGTTAAAGAATGCGGCTGCTACTAAAAAGTTAGCTATATTCGATGCTTTTGAAATATTGAGTAGAATAGAGGAAGAAGAAAAACTATTGAACACAGAGGATAAAGAATCTGAAACAAAAGTTTTTAAAGGTTTTGCAGAAGGGAGATCTAAGTAATGTACGAGCAAACCTTATATAAGATAATACCTGACTATGTTAAGTCAAGTGTTATAAAACAGAATAACCGTCTTAACAAATGGAAATATGGATACGATAAAGACCATGATATGGTTGTTATTAGTAAAACTGGGAAGATTGGTGAAATATATGAAATCCAGAATTTAAAAATAGCTTTACCGTTACCTGAAAATACGTACTCTAGATCAAAGGTCAAAGAAGAACAGTATTGGGAACAAATGGATTTTCCTAAAGAAATAAGTAAGATAAAAAGTGCTTCTGAATGGAACAGACAAACAGAGTCTTTTAAAGATAGATGGTACGATTATATAGATAACGAGTTTAAGTATAGAGAAGAAGGTTTGTTCTTTTACAACAATGGTAAACCAACATACGTATCAGGTACTCATTATATGTACCTTCAATGGAGTAAAATAGATATTGGTGCTCCTGATTTTAGGGAATCAAATAGGTTATTTTTTATATTTTGGGAAGCTTGTAAAGCAGATCCAAGATCTTATGGAATGTGTTACTTAAAAAATAGACGTTCTGGTTTTTCATTTATGTCATCGGCTGAGTTAGTTAATTTAGCTACAATATCAAGTGACTCTAGATATGGTATACTATCTAAATCTGGAGCAGATGCTAAGAAAATGTTTACAGACAAAGTAGTTCCAATATCAATAAACTATCCTTTCTTTTTCAAACCTATACAAGACGGTATGGATAGACCAAAGACTGAGTTAGCTTATAGAATACCAGCGTCGAAATTAACTAGAAGAAAGTTAGATGCTAACGAGAAACTAGAAGAATTAGATGGACTTGATACAACTATTGACTGGAAGAATACTGGAGACAATAGTTATGATGGTGAAAAGTTAAAACTATTAGTACACGACGAAAGTGGTAAATGGGAAAGACCTGATAACATATTAAATAACTGGCGAGTAACTAAGACTACTTTAAGGTTAGGTAGTAGAATTATTGGTAAATGTATGATGGGTTCAACTTCGAACGCTTTGGATAAAGGTGGTGAAAACTTTAAAACATTATATAATAATTCCGATGTCACTAAAAGAAACCGTAACGGACAAACTAGTTCAGGTATGTACAGTCTTTTTATACCTATGGAATGGTCCTATGAGGGATTTATTGACATTTATGGGTTACCTGTATTTGATACTCCAAGCAAACCTATAAAAGGTGTAGATGGTAATTACATAGAATATGGAGTTATAGAACATTGGCAAAACGAAGTAGATGGTTTAAAATCTGATCAAGATGGTTTAAATGAATACTACAGACAGTTTCCAAGAACAGAACAACATGCATTTAGAGACGAAACAAAACAATCTTTGTTTAATCTAACTAGAATATATGAACAAATAGATTATAACGAAGATCTAAGACACTCTTCTGCTTTAACTCGTGGTAGTTTTCAGTGGGAGAATGG